TCCTCCGGGCACCGGAAAAACATATAGATTAATATCTAGAGCTAAGGCTTATGTAAGAACGGGCACCCCATTAGATAAAATAGGTTACTTTGCTTTTACGAAAAAAGCTGCAGAGGAAGCCCGTAACAGAATGCCAGCAGAAAATAAAAAACTAAAATACTTTCAAACACTACATTCATTTGGATATAAAACTTTAGGTTTAGATGATTCAAGAGTATTACAACCAGAACATTATCAAACGTTTGGTAAAAGAATTGGTATAAGAGTTAAATATACAGACAGAATAAATAAACAAGAAATACCTTACTTAAGATCAGACAATCCATATTTTAAATTAATACAAAAAGCAGAAAACAAACTTATAGAACCTGTATCAGAATATAATTCAGGTGAATATGATCGAAAAGTAATTAAAAAAAGAATGTTAACTTATATTTATAATAACATGAAAGAATATAAGAAAACATATCAGCTCTATGATTTTAATGACATGATTAGAATGTTAACTAAATCAAACAAAATTCCACAATTTAAAGTTATATTTATTGATGAAGCTCAAGATCTATCACCATTACAATGGAAACTATTTGATAAATTAAAAGAACATGCTGAAGATATATATCTTGCAGGAGATGATGACCAGGCAATCTATGCATGGGCTGGAGCAGACGTAAAAAGATTTATTCAAGAACCTGCAAAAGAAAAAGTATTAAAGTTTTCTAAAAGAATATCTGAAGTAGTACAATTAGAATCTAAAGTACCTATAAGTAGAATCAAGGGTATAAGAAAGAAAAAAGAATACTTACCTAGAACCTATAAAGGTAAATCACAATACATATCAAATTTAAATCAAGTCAATTTATTAAAAGATAAGTGGTTGATACTTACTAGAACTCAACAAACTGCTGCAAATATAATGACAGAATTAAAAAATAAAAATTTATATTATATGTTTAAGACAGATAAAAGTTATCAAATTAAATTATATAAAAAAATAAAAAACTATTTACGTTGGTGTGATGGTGAACAAATTGAAGATAAAGAAACAAAAGATATTTTAAAACTTACTAGTGAAAATCAATTAGTTAAAAAGCAATGGTACAAATTTTTTGATAAAGCTCCTATAAAAGAAAAGACCTACATACTAAAACTTATGGAGCAAGGTGAAGATTTAGATGCTGATGCACGTATAAGAGTTTCAACTATTCATTCTATAAAAGGTGGTGAAGAGGACAATGTAATATTGTTCATGCACCAGGGATCAAAGATACAAAAGAGTATTAAACGAAGTATCGAAAAACAGGATGAAGAACATAGAGTATGGTACGTAGCAATAACTAGAGCCAGAAATAATTTATATAAACTAAAAACAAATAACAAACTAACGGAGTATCCAATATGACAAACAGAGGTATATTTGAAAACGCATTTCCACAAGACAAGCAGATAGGTGGGAATCACTACAAAAACTTTCACATTCAACCTTATGAATTTATTTCTAAGAATGACCTTTCCTTTTTTCAGGGGAACGTTATAAAGTATGTATGTCGTTATAAAAATAAAAACGGTATACAAGATTTAGAAAAAGTAATTCATTATTGTGAATTAGAAATTAAAAAGATGAAAGACATGGGTAAAAAGAAATGAATATATTTGCAGTACATGACTTATGTTTTTACACAATATGTACTTATTATTTTTGGGGTAAATTAATATGATAGTACCAGATACAGAATGGCTACAGCCAGAAGAATTTCCTGACTTAAGACAATATGATGAAATAGCAATTGACTTAGAAACTAGAGATCCTGATTTAAAATCAAAGGGATCAGGTGCTATTATAGGTGAAGGACAAATAGTTGGTATAGCTGTTGCAGTTACAGGTTGGTCAGGTTACTTTCCAATAGCTCATGGTAGTGGTCCTAACATGGAACGTAAGAAAGTTTTATCTTGGTTTAAAGATGTTTGTGAATGTCCTGCAGATAAAATATTTCACAATGCAATGTACGACGTATGTTGGATCAGAGGTGAATTAGGTTTTAATATTAATGGACAAATCATAGATACTATGATTGCAGCATCATTAATTGATGAAAATAGATTTCAATTTACATTAAACTCTTGCGCCTGGACATGGTTGAACAAAGGTAAAAGTGAAGCAAGACTAGTACAAGCAGCTAAAGAAAGAGGTTTAGATCCTAAAGCAGATATGTGGAAAATGCCTGCAATGGATGTTGGACACTATGCAGAAAAAGATGCTGAACTAACTTTAGAGTTATGGCAGAAATTTAAAAAACAAATTATAGAAGATGATCTTCAAGATGTATTTAATCTCGAAACTGATCTGTTTCCTTGCTTAGTTGATATGCGCTTCCTAGGCGTCCGGGTAGACGTGTCCAAAGCCAATCAATTGAAAACAGCACTGGCAGTAAAAGAACAAAACCTAATACACCAAATAAAAATAGACACAGGAGTAGAAATTCAATTAATGGCTGCAAGAAGTATTGCACCACTTTTTGAAAAATTAAAATTACCTTTTTCACAAACTCCAACAGGTGAACCATCATTTACTAAAAACTTTCTTGTTAATCATGAACATCCAATAGTTCGTATGATAGCAGAAGCTAGAAAAATAAACAAGGTTAGAACTACATTTATTGATTCAATTATTAAATATGAACATAATGGTAGAATACACGCAGATATAAATCAAATAAGATCTGATGATGGTGGCACCATTACTGGAAGATTTAGTTATCATAATCCAAACTTACAACAAATACCTGCAAGAGATCCGGACACTGGTCCATTGTTAAGATCACTATTTATACCTGAAGAAGGTATGAAGTGGGGTACATTTGATTACTCGCAACAGGAACCAAGATTAGTTACTCACTATGGTATTAAAGCAGAATTACCTACAGCTTATACTATTGGTGATGAGTATAAAAATAATCCATCAACAGACTTTCATAAGATTGTTGCACAATTAGCAGAGATAGATCGTAAAGAAGCTAAAACAATTAACTTAGGTCTATTTTATGGTATGGGTAAAGCTAAACTACAAAATGAATTAGGTGTAACTAAAGACACAGCTGATGATTTGTTTGCAAAATATCATGAGAAAGTTCCATTTGTAAAACAACTATCAAATAAATTAATGAACATAGCAACTAGTAAAGGAATGATAAGAACTTTATTAAGACGTAGATGTAGATTTCCTAAATATGAACCTATACTTAGAGGTAGTGATTGGGGTACATATGTACCTGCAGAAGATCATGAGACAATGTTAGAGTTACAAAAAATGGGACCTTATTTAAAAGATTCTGAAGATAATATTTTAAAAGATAAAAAAGGTAATCCTAGAAAAAATTATTGGCATAATAATCCAACAAGAAGAGCTATGACATACAAAGCTTTAAATAGATTAATACAAGGATCAGCTGCAGACATGACTAAAAAGGCTATGGTTGATTTATATAAAGAAGGATATATAGCGCATATACAGATTCATGATGAACTAGATTTTTCTGTTGAATCAGATGCTCAAGCTAATAATATTAAACAAATAATGGAACATGCAGTAGAATTAGAAGTTCCTAACAAAGTAGATTACGAATCAGGACCTAATTGGGGTGAAATAAAATAAAAATGTTATTTATTACATATAATTTAGATAATGATACTATTAATGAAATTAAAAAATGTATTAAAAAATATAAAGATGAAGATGTTTCAAAGATTACACATACTGTAAAAGGCTTTCAAACTAAAAATATATTAAATTATTTTAATAGAAGTTTGCTTAAAAAAATTATTCCTTTTAATAAATTGTTAAAAAAAATATTTTATCTTCATTACATAAAATATCAAAAGGGTGGATATCAAAAAGAACATTGTCATCCCGATGATCTTTATTCTTTTATAGTATATTTAAATGATTCTGATGGTTTTACTTACTTTAAAAAACCTATAAATAAAAAAGTTTTTCCTAGAAAAGGAAAAACTCTTGTTTTTGATGGAAAAATAGTACATTATGCTAATAAATCTTTAAATGAAAAACAAGTTTTAGTAGGTGCAATAAAATGAGGAACTTATGGCATATCTTAACGCGAACATACCACCAATTTACTGTAAAATCCGTAAAGAATATCTTTATGATATGGATGAAAAGTATAAGGGAGATAGTCGTGACTGCGTTATCTTTGGTCTTGTCTCTATATCAGGTCGCGCTCTTCTTTTTAATATCATGTTACCCAATGGTGCGTGCTATTGGCGTTTGCCTATCTCAGCGTTTTTCCAAAAACATTATGATAGAGCCGATGTGCCGGATATGCAGGCGAACGAGTTACAGTTGTGGAACTGTTTTAGTTATTGGCCTAGTGTTCATAAGTTTGATTGGTTGGCTGATATAGATGGTAAATATTTAGGTAAAGACAAAAAATTTTACAAAGGTCAATACTTATTTACGGTTGACTGGGCACATCCAGAGACTAATATACTAAACACGGAACATTCTGAAATTCCGCAAGAACATAAGTGTGCACATATAATGGCACTTGAAAACGGCAACTATGCTGCACAGCCAAATAACAGAATCATTTGGCACGTTAATAGTTACACAACAGAAAACGAATGGCCAGACTATAAAGTACAAACTACGTACTGGGATGTTGAAGGCGGTGATTGGGTAACAGAAGATTCTGATAAAATGTTTTATAATATCGAGGACAAAGATGAAGAAAAAATGTAAAATTTGTGATCATGCATGTCATTGTTATGGCAAAGGTTATAATTTAAATACAAATAAATGTGATAGTTGTATTTGTGATAGTTGCACATGTACACCTTTAGTGTTAAAATCAGAACCCAAGAAAAAATCTTGGTGGCAAAAATACGTAGACTGGTTATTTAGTGGGTATAATGATGAAGCAATGTAAACAATGTGAAAAAGAGTTTGAACCAAAAGATGAATTAGATTTATTTTGTGGTCAAGATTGTAAAGAAGAAGCATTAGCAGAATTAGATTCAGATTCTGATGAGTGTTTATCATGTCAATAAAAAAACCACTAACGATATCGGAAGAGGCATCCGTGCAGATGCCTATGAAGACGGTTGCCAGTTTGATCGGTCTTGTCGCAATCGGCACCTGGGCTTATTTTGGTTTAATTGAAACACAAAATCAACATCATACTCGATTACAATTAATGGAAGCAGATGTTGAAGATAACACAGAGTTTAGAATAAAATG